GGGATTGATAGACAGATTTTGCCATGACAGCAAATTATCTGTCCCAATAGTGAAAACACCAGCTTCAAACCATCGAGCTGAGGGAAGTCCGATCTGATTGCGTGTTGATCTGCTATCAGACGGTATATCAGGCTTACCTGATGGTCTCTCAGCTTCGGGCGCTAGCTCTACAGCAGGAGTAGAATCTAATTGAATCTGCTCTGCTACATCACCTACACCTTCGGCTTGAACTTCTACAGTAGGTTCGTCTCCAGCATGAAATTCAATGGGTTCGGAATCTTCTTCCGAATTTGGGTTTTCTTGTGGAATGAAATCTAATCCAGGGATAAAAGACCATTCCTCGCTAGCTGGTAACTTTGTATTGCATCGTACATTTATACATGCTTGATAAACAGTAACAGTTAAAGGTGTGTTAACCTGATCTGTTGTGTTATCTTCCACTACCCGAAGAGTAATAGCTCCACCACTCTGTCCAACGCGACCGGAATCGCGAGGAACGATTGATAGATCATTGCTCCACGGCACATAAAATGCTACGGTGTTACAACCGGCTGGTCTGAAACGGACTGATCTTGTTTTTGTTTGTAGATCAATCTCTGGAGCAAATACTTCCACAAGCACACCAACACCCAAAGGTGAAGGAATATGCACAATCCAAATAAAATCGGCGTGTACATTCCTATAGAGCTCAATCAATGATTTTTGCTCTGGTGTTACACGGGGCTGTAACACGAGTGATGTACCAATAGCAGGTAATGCTACAGTTCTCGGAAGGAAAGCTGCAAAAGCATCACCAATATCGGCTTTACCGAAGACATGCATCGGTAATTTGACGTTCCTCTTCATTCTAAGAGGATATGCTTGAAAATCATCGTGACAAGCAGCTGTTCTTATATAAATCGGTTCTCCGACTTCGGAAATAATATTTCCATTTTCCAGTGAAGGATCTCTACCGAGTTTCGGTAATGTGGTAAACCCGCTACGTAAGCAGCGAGGCATATCATAAATCTTGATTTCTTGAGTTGAATTCATATTTACAGGGTTGTAATGTATCCCTCTGTGGGATTAGTATTATTAACTGTGAATGATAGTCGGCACGGGCCTTGTATCATCGGATAATTATACCTATTGTTTACTGAAAACAAATCAAACGGCGCAGCTAGATATACTGTGCGCTGAGTAGATGTACCAGATTCTGAACTTAGCACATTAGCTGAATATCCTATCGCGGCGTTGATACCTGTAGACGTACTTCCAGAATAGTTAATTCTATAGAAATACGTAGTTCCAGGCACCCCTCCAATTCGATAGGTGAAAATATATTCATTTCCTAAACGGAGTTTTTGATTTTGATCCGCAGTCAGCTCGATAG